ATCCGAGAAAATAACCTGTATAAATTCTTTGTGAACCTTAATTCCGTCAATTTTCATTTGTTTTATTTCGTTTGGCAATACATAATGAATATATACTGCATCTCCAATTTTACAAGGTAACTCAACAATTAGGGATTTATCTTTATAACAGTCATACCCTTCCATATGTTCAAATTCTTCACCAAGCGCTTTATCTAACATGGTTTCCGGCACACCTGATTTTATTGCATATTTTTTGCATATTTCGCAATGATAACAATTCTTACACTTTGGCATTTTCAGCCCTCCTGTTTATACAAAAAATCTTCAAATTTACAGGTACATTCTGCACATAATTCTATATGCCAATCGCTATATGAACACCCGTCAGGATTACCGTTAAATATTTTTCGCATAAAAATTTTTCTGAATCGTAACCCCTTTATCCGTGCTGTCCACCCACGATATTCTATATATTTTCCACACCTATCACAAACTCTAATAGTTTTAATCGCCATTTTTAGCCTCCCATTTCATGCCTATCTCCAACAGCAAAAGGATTTGGACGATATGATAATTCAAGTTTTAAAGCATCCACTCGCTTTTTCAATCGCTTGTTTTCCGCTTTCATTTTAGCTACTGGGCATTTGTCATTTTCGCATTTAATACCTTTGATATAATCCTCGCAAATTGCACATGGTTCATTTTTATTTGCCATTTTCAGTCCTCCACATACATGTTAAGATCATCATCAATAACTATAGGCTCATCACCAGTAAATGTGATTTTCAATTTTTTATCTTCGTCTGCCTCAACTATCATTACGCAATTTTTCAAAATTGCAACCGCCTTATCACCCGGCTCTAATTTTTGATTTTTATTTTTCTCAGCATATTTTTCACAAAATAAATTAAATGCTTCTATTGCATTAATCATTTTCTTCTCCTTTCAGCAATTCAGGATTATCGTGGATATTGCCGACAATTTCTGATTTTGCAATCCAAATGTGAAGTTCTCTGCTAAATTGCCCGTCTCTCTGTAAAAATTTGCTGTGTTCATTATCCCATTCAACAGAATAAATTCCCGATCTGAATTTTAAAATATCCCCCTCAAAAATTTTAACGCCGTTTTTATCGGTCAGGCCTGTATATTGTCCTACTGTTTCGGGCATGACTATATACGGATATATAAAATTTCTTTTAGTTATTGTTATTGCATTTTTTAAGCGGCTTAAATCACCGTAAACCCATTCATCGCCTGTTTTCCCCCTGAATAATATTTCTCTATTCATCTTTCAATACCTCCTCAACCTTATCGGCGTATTTCCATTTACATATGCCTGTTTCTTCACAAACAAAACTACAATCATTACACGAATCACATTCCATTGTTCATACAAACTTGATATAATTCTTTCAGTTTCATTCATGGCGTCCTCCTTTTAATTTTTTCTTCTGCCTTTGTGTAAAACTTGCGTCACCCGTCATAATACCTATTACCTCGCATGCCAATACGGCGATATCTTCCGCATTGTCTGATTTTTCAATATCATTCATCAGCGTTCCTGCCTTGCGGACATTATCCTGATACGATTTGTATGCCGAACACCATTGTTCATAGGCCGCTTCAAATTCCGTACATTTACCTATTATCTGCTGCTTTTCAGCTTTGGCGTCATTTTTTGAAATCTCGCCTTTTTTGTAATATCTGTATAACGACCTCAACGTTATATAAAAACACGTTTCCGGCATTGTCAGGTACTTAGGCGGCGGAATGTTTTTAGCAGCAGAAAGTTCTATTTCCTTTGTCCGCATAAATACTCCTCCAACGATTTAACGGCTTCTTCCCAACCGTGGCAAACAACGCATTTATTACCTTGTTCCTGCAATTCAGTGATCCACCAATTTTGGTTATCCGAGACTTTCCCCTTTTCGGCTTTCAGCTCTATGTAAAGACTGAGATATTCGCCCCGCGCAACGGGAAGATGTAAGTCGGGAACACCTGATTTAACACCCTGTAATTTTAGTTGTCTGCCCTGAATCTGAGAACATTTACGCTCGTTAGGAATGTGATACAGTAATTTCAGTTCCGGATATTTACGCCGTATACCAGGCTGCTGAGTCCATTTGATCACATTTATCTGATGCTGTGCTTCTGTCATAAAAATCAACCTCCCATTACTCTGTTTAAAATCTGAGACGCTTGTAATTTAGTAAGACTGTCAAAGTCAATCTCCTCATTCCTGCATTTTCTTTTTATCAGATTTTTTTGCTTGTCCGACGCAGGATAACGTCCCCAACGCTTGGCTTTTTCAAGATTCCAGATATATTCACTGTCGGAATAATTTTCATTTAATTCTGTGTACACCGTATCAATTGCACTTTGCATATCAGTTCGGCTGCCATTATAGATCACGTTTCCTAGTTCGTCCGGGCAAGGTATAATCAGCTTTTTTCTATCCGGAAGATTACATATCAAACGTCCGTCCGGCATCTGGAAGAAATTAATATCATGTAAATTATACTGCTGTTCCCGTGCCCACAGATTCACAATTTCAATATTTCTTATCCAGCTGGACGGTGTATCCGCCGCACGTTCAATTTTTTCAGGCAGTTCGAATAAATCCCCCTCAAGCTTATCCTGCTGTGCTTTTGAAATATTGCTGATATCTATTCCTAACAATGACGGCGCTGTGCAAAGGGAACGTTTTCCCGTAATTCCAACGCAATCGATCAGCGTTAATTTTTCCTTATCCGGATGAAGTCTTAAACCTCGTCCCACCATCTGAGTATATAAGCTGTCCGACTGAGTAGGACGCGCTATAATTACCGTTTCAACAAGCGGGATATCTGTTCCCTCGGTAAAAACCATACAGTTTATAAGACAAGGGATTTTTCTTTCGGTAAACGCATTAATGATATTCTCACGATTTTTTGTTTTTCCGGTAATAACGACCGAATCGGGGATTTTTTCAGCAATTGATTCAGCATGACTTACGCTTGCGGCAAATATCAGCGTTGCGCCTTTTGCCATATCCCTGTAAGCCTCTGCAATTGCGTCCTCCGTACCGCTCATGGCTTCTGATAATTCTCCGGGCGCATAATCTCCGCAGCGTGTATGTACCGCCGATAAATCGTAACCGATATCAATTCTTTTGCAGTCAATGTCACAAAGATACCCGTTTTTTATTCCCCATTTTAAATCACGTTTGAATACGATTTCCTCATATATATCGTCTAATCTTGCTTTATCGGCTCTATTGGGTGTAGCGGTAAAACCGATTACCTGACGCGGTGTAAAATGCTCCAGTACTTTTCTGTACGTTCCGGCGGCTGAATGGTGCGCTTCGTCAACTATAATCACATCAAATTCATCAGGATCAAAATTATCAAGTCTGTGAACAATACTCTGCACGCTTGCCGATACGATTTCTTCCCCATGAGAACGTTCCGACGCCATTTCAATTCCGGTTGTGCAGTCAAAATATTTTAACGGCTGACGCACAAGCTCTTCACGATGGGAAAGTATAAGCATACGTCCCTGACGTCTGATATTTGCAAATGTAACGGTTTTCCCTAGTCCGGTAGCCATTTGAACAAGGTAACGTCCCTGACCTTTATTGTCAAGAATATCAATACATTCAATCTGATAATCTCTTAATTGTATCACAACTTTTTATCACTCCTTTGTATGGGACATGCGGTACATCGAGGGACGGTTGTCCCACTTTGTAAACCTCGTATTTATGTTGTTTATAACGTGTTGTGGGACTGTGGGACAAAATCGCGCATTGTTTCGTCAGAAAAATTATTTATTATTAAAACGGGGAAATTATAATATATTTTGATATATATCTTATATATAGGGGGAAAATGTCCCACAGTCCCACAAGCTTTGTAAATTAAGTAAATACGTGCTTTAAGCTTAATATACATGTCCCTCATTTTGCCTTTTTTAGTCCCTCACATGTCCCTTATTACAGTAAATCTTCATAATCTTCAATATTTATTTCGTCTTCACCCACCGGAAGTTTCATTACAACGCATTCCACATTAACGCCGTTAATTCTCTTGCCACGTGTCATGTTGCGCCCTCTTGTCAAAATCAATCCGTTAGTTTTAAGCCACGAAAGCAACGCCCTGTCGTCAAATCCTGCGTCCTTGACGGCCTTGCGGAAAACCGCTCCGTTTATGTACGCCCAATTGTCAAGAATAACACCGTATACATCCGAATTTTCATTGTCAGCTCGGAATTTGTTGGAATTCATTGCGACCCAGTCGCACATATAACTATAACCACGTTCTCCGGCTGAAACAGACGCTTTGCTTTTCAAAAATTCTGATATTTGACTGACCGTCAGATGTTTTCCGGTTTTAAAAACAAACCTGTCTGCAAGCTCGTCCGCTGTAAGCAGCATTGCCGCCGCCATTGCCTGTTTTTCAGTCGTACTTCCGGAGGATAGCTCCTTGTAATATTTGCTGTACAACTCCTTGGCTTCGGCTATAACATCATCGTTGAGACTTTCAATAAAAATTCTTCCTGCATGACCGTAATTCATTTTAATACTTTGAGTAACTTCCATGCCGTTTTTTATTACGGCGTCCTTTGCTTTACACTCAATGTCAATTACACGGTTTACCGCTCCTGCGCCCGAATTATCGGACGTTAACGGCGATTCTCCTGTAGTCAGTATGCATAGATCCCATACGGGGGTCTTATCTATTCCTCCCGATTTTGTACCTCTTGTACGTCCTACTCCCTGAGACAGCTGATATACGTCAAATTTACTTCTGCCGTGACTGTCCTTGGACAATTGCAGCTCGTCTATACACATCGGTATATTGTTTAAAAATGCCGCTGTTTTTTCGTGCCCTACTTGTGTTGCGTTAAACGTCTGGACGTACTGTCCGATTGCAGGATTTCCCCACACCGACGCCGCAAGCATAAGCGCAACAGTTTTACCTGTTCCGGATTCTACTCCCCACAAATGAACAAAAAAGCACAGTCCTCCGATTTTTTTTATCAGTGCGCTTGCAAAGCTTGCCGCAAGCATTATCTGCGCTGTTATATTAGCGTGTCGACATTTGATTGCGGTTTCTCTCCATTTTGCAAAATCTCCGTGTTCCTTGATCGCATTATAAATAGTACTGTAATTTGCGTCTCCGTCAAAAACAAGTCCGTCAACATAAGGTGAAAAATTTCTTCCGTCTCCTATGTAACCAAGTCTTGATACACTTTCACGTTCCGGCAAAGAATCGTAATTCAACGCTTCAATACTGCATAAATATTCCGACAAAAGCTTTGCACTTTTTGAAGTGACTGACACTCCTACTGCCGCTAACTGGATTACTTTTGAAGCGTCAAACAGCTCTTTTTTGCCTATTATGATCTCACGCCAATATTTGCCCTTGAAGTACGCTATTTTAAGCTTTTCTTCACCCGTATCAATATTCACGAGACGTTCTGTCGGCATGATCGGATGCAGGCACGCAATCTCATGATTGCTCATAGTGGTTTTTGAAACACCCTCGGCGTCGCAGTCCCATTCTCCGGCTTCCAGCTCTATGGGCTGCATCGGAAAATCCGTTGGGTGCGATAGGCTTATATTGGGTTTTACTTTTATTAATCGCAGAGATTTTTCATAATTGTTATATGCCTTCTTGAAACTTGTAAAACC